TGCTGTTTAGGACAAGCTCTGCCTGTGGTTTAATGATGTTAAAGTTAAGAGTATATGTACCATTAGGAATAGGATATAGATCTACTTGAGTATCTCCATTAGAATCTACACCGTTAAAGTTATAGTAGCGAGGAGAACCTAACTCAGGAGTTTGATTTAAAAACTTATTATTCATATCACTGGTAGAAGCGTTCTCCATGAACCAATCGCTTGTATCATTTATAACGTCAAAAACCCTGAAGCGGATACCAGCATCAGTCATAACATAGTTAAATAGGTTAGCAGTAGTAGAGACAGTTAAGGTCTCAGATAAAGCATTCCAGTTGTATGCGTCTTCTACCTGTCTCTTAGCGTCATTAACAAATTTGCTAATAAGCTTGGAGTATGTAGTGTCATTGACGGAAGTAACCTCGTTCTCACGAAGTCTAACCAACACATCATTAACTAATTCTAGATAAGTTTTGTTTGCCATTTAGCAATCCCATTTCCTTAATGCCAGCGCCTTGCGAGTAGGTCTACCCTTCTCATCCTTCATAGGCCCCGGTACGCCACTCATACGCGCACAGAAAGACTTCCTCCTAGCTGCCTTCTTAGGAGACTTAGCAGCCTCTTTAGATGATACTGGAGGCTTTAGGTTAGCGCCTTCCTTAGCTTTGAAGTATGCTCTGCCTTTGGCGTTTAAACCACCTTCTGGATTCTGATATACCTTCTTTACCATTACCTGTACCCCGCTGTCTTCTTTGCTATCTTCTTAGGTTGTTTAACAAACTGTTTACCAGCTTTGTTGCCCTGTGCCTTAGCCTTGTTAGTTGCTGCTTTCTCTGCTGGTGACAATGCATCCCAAGCTGCATCAGGTAAATAACGCTTTTTACCTTTGCTAGGCTTCCCGTCAGAGGTTCTCCACTTCTGGGCTGACCAATCCTTTAGAGACTGTTGTGGATCTTTCTTCATGACTTGTATCCACCACCAGCTTTCTTATACTCACGAGCTAACAACTGAGCCTTACGAGCAGACCACTCACCGGGATCTCCACCTTTACTACCAGCCTTGATACGGTTAAATAGATTCTTACGCATCGTAGGCTTAGTATAGACCCCAGCTTGGTTAACCTTTGACTTAGGCTTAGTAGCCACGAGAAGAACCTTTCTTAGCTTTCTTCTTAGACATACCAGTCATGGCTAGGCCAACAGCTACTGCCTGCTTCTGAGGCATACCTTCTTTACGTAGCTTACTGATCTTAGCCGATGCTGCTGCTTGTTTTCCCTTCTTAGTGTAAGGGTATTTTTTTCCGTCTACCATTGGCATACTATTCTCCTTTAGAATTGGAACTGAACTGTCATCTCAGGCATGAACTCTACAGTTGCTATGTAGGTTACTGTCTGTGTACCTGAGTTCTGTACTCGAATCTCATCACCAGCTTGTAAGACTACCTCTGTGTTACCATCTAATAAAATAAACTCACCAGCACCTAAGTTCTTACCACCAACAATGAAGTACTCAGTGTTAGTAGAGGCATCGTACCAGTAGACCTTTGGAGTATCATTACCAGTAAGACTGATAATATACATCATCTTCCAGTAACCAGTATTCTTAGTAGGAACTGTAAGAATAGTTTCCTTGGTGGTATTAGTTCTGGTTGTAACTGCTGAGACTCTTCTGCTCATATTAACCTACTTTAAGAACTAAACTTAGTAATAAAACTACAATGAAACCAGTAGTCCCAAGAAGGATCTGTTCTAATCTCTTTAGCCTAGCATTGATGCCTGCATAGCGTTCAGCGCACACTGCTTCATGGGTGTCAAGTTGTCCTTTAACTTGGTCTGCTGTTGACATCACTATCTCCACTTAGGTCCTTCTATCCAAGCAACTAATGAATATCGTGTACCTTTTGTAACTGGGGTAACTCGATGCATTAAAAAAGAAGGGAATATAATTACATTACCTTGTTTACGCAAAATTGTTGGATCTGGAGATCCACTGTGTAAGGGGTGTATTTCTAAATTACCATCTTCGTATTCTGAAGGATCTGATAATTGAATAACCATAGAAAGTTTTCTGTGAGCACAATTAGGTGAGTCCCATAAAACATCGTTATGCCAATTATAAAATCCTTGATCGGCGGCATCGTATTTAGTAAACTGCATTTCATGTAAATGCCAAAGCTCCACACCAAAAGCACGGCGGTTTGCTTCCATAAACATATCCACCATATCAAGGTATAAATCTTTAAAGTCTGGCATCCTACCATCTAACCATCTAATTTTAGATCTACGAACCTGAGTGTCCGTCTTTGAATCAACATCAGTATTCCCTACTATTGCTTCGTGTTCTGGAAGTAAAGAAGCTAAAGAAATAATTTGTTTACAAGTTGATTGACAAAATCTATTTTCCCAAAGTTGCCACATTGCATTCATTGTTTTTTTTTTAAGTAACCTTAACAATTAATGTTGTTATTCTGTTATCTCAACCCATGAAGTTGTTGCTTCATCCCATACATAATCTTTTTCGTCTGATGGATATGGCATAGGAGGTTCCCACCGACAAGTAGTTTCATTTAATGTCCATGAAGGATATGGTTGTGGTTCTATAAAAGCATCCTTTACTGCATCATATGTAAATCCAATTCCTGCGTAGTTCTTGCGAATAGTTCCGTTGTAAGAAGTTTGCTTCCAATTGGTGTATCCACCAGACCATTGAACTAAAAACTCAATTCCAAGTTCTTCATGTTCAACACCGTCAGCATCTAATAAATGTTCATTGTCAACTACGTTGACTTCTAGAACAATATTGTTTTGATCGAGTTTTGCAAAATGAGCCATTACTGATACCTATAACGAATAATTACAACTCCTGATCCACCAGAAGCACCGGGGCCTTGAGGTCCTCCAGATACGTTGCCACCGCCGCCGCCTCCACCGCCTGTATTCGTACCACCAGCACCCGGAGTATTTGCACCCGTTGCGCCAACCCCGCCTCCTCCAGTTCCACCAGAGCCTACTGACGTTGTTTGTGCGCTATCAGAACCTCCTCCTCCACCGCCAGCATAATAAGTTCCATTTAACCATTGCGCTCCAGCCCCTCCGGGTCCCGGCGTACCTGATGGGTCACCATTTGTGCCGCTTGCAGATTTTCCTCCACCGCCAGCAGCTCTGCGAGTGGTTGCATCTGAACCCGTTCCCCCAGAATTACCTTCTCCAGATGTTCCGCTACCGCCTCCAGCAGAGCGAGTGCCTCCACCGCCTGACCCTCCAGAAAGTCCTGCGGTATTGTCAAATGTTCCACCAGCGCCACCACCTGTACACGATGACGAAAACGATCCAGATATAGATGACGATGAGCCACTTGCACCTCTAGGTGCTGGGTTAACAACAGGAGCGGCTGCACCACCGCCGCCAACAGTAATTGTGTATGACGAAGCCGTTACCGTTTGCCCTGTACCGTCTCGATAACCGCCAGCACCACCACCGCCGCCTATCTTTCCTCCACCAGCACCACCGCCAGCAACAACTAAATAATCAATTATGTTGCTATCAACAGAACCTGAACCTACAGCACTAACAGAAAAAGTACCATTTCCAGTAAACGTATGGTATTTGTAATTTCCAGAAGTTGTGATAGTCCCGCCAGTCGCAGTAATGTATGAAACCCCTGCGTTACGGCCTAGAAGAGAAAGCATTATTCCACTCATAAATTAACTCACATTTCCTGCTACAACACATACCGTACTAGAGATAAACAATACGGTTGCAACTCCACGGGTTGCCAACGTCATTGTTGCTTTGTCTGAGTCTGTGCCAGCAATATATGCTGTAGTAATCGAACAAGTAATTGTGATGCTTCCAGAGGTGTTGTTGAAAATTGATATTACGTCACCCTCCGCAAATGTAGCATCTGGAATTGTTATTGAGCCGCCAGAGCCTACTTGAACGTATTCTCCAATATCTGATGTACTAAGGGTATATGAACCTGTCTTAGTTCCTACCGCTGGTATATTTCTATACCCAACCGTGTAATTAGCACCCGGATCAAAAAATGTAACTGTTCTGCTTGCAGAAAGAGTTCCGGGAGTTAGCGTTACTCGATATGAAGAACTTCCTCCAGCCCTCCCTGTAATTAAAAACCCATCTTCAGTTGACGTTGCAGTTCCAAAGTTTTGACCCGTAGCGTTATAAAAAGTATTTGCCCCGGTAAAAGCATTGTTTGCGGAGGTTGAAACATTTCCTACTGAGGAAAAACTTAGAGCGCCAGATCCGTCTGTAACAATAGCCTGTCCATTAGTACCGTCTGTTCCCGGTAGCGTAAATGTAGTTGAAGATCCTGTGTTTGCACTTTGAACAGTCGTTGTTCCCGCTCCGCTTGCATTACCTTGAAATTTTAAATTGCTCATATTAAATTCCCCATAGAACCCATTTTTGATCTGCGCCAACCGTTACAGAAGCGCCCGTTGAAATTGTCACTGGTCCAATACTTTGACCGTTTGTGCCTGATGATAAAACATAATTAGAAGAAATGATTTGAGCATTTTCTACAATTATTGAATTTACAGCAGCAGGAGTAGCCCAAATAGTATCATAGTTAGTATTACTATTTTTTTGTAATACTTGACCAGTAGTTCCTCCAGCAATTACACCCGGACCAGTCGGTCCTGTAGCCCCAGTCGGTCCAGTAGGGCCTGTAGGTCCAGTAG